ACACAAGGTGAGCATCATTATGTTTCTGATGGTGTGTCTGTATTTCATCAAGAAGTACCGTGGCATCTTGGAGATAAAATATTATCTAAATTAACTGACTTAATTTCAGTTCGGTCGTTGTGGGAAAAACACAAAAAAGAAGAAGATATTGAAGCAGAAAAACTTCAGTTTAAACAACAACCATATCAAGAAAAAAGAAAATCTGAATATCCACCAATAAATGACTTGATTGTTGCCCTCTGGGAACATATAATAGAGGAAAGACCTCCTGTAAAAATAAAAGAAATACAGGAACTTAGAAAAGAAATTAAGAAAAAGTATCCTAAAAAGGATGTATAAATAGTATTAGTGAAGAGATTCTTTCAAACAATAACAGAATGGAGATTATATTATGAAAGTTACATTACGCAATATCTACGGGGCAAGCGGGATTCTTGGGTTGCTTGTAGAGCAACAACTACCGATTCGAGTCGCATTCCGACTGACTCGACTCATCACCCGTCTAAACGAGGAGTATTCGAACCTTGATGCAACGAGGAGGAAATTGGTTGAAGACTATGGGACGAAGATTAAAGAATCTGACCCTACTAATCCATCCTTCACATTTAGCGAAGAAAATCAAAAGAAGTTCACAGAGGATTTCGAAAACCTCTTATCGGAAGAAGTCGAAATCGACTGGTCGCCGATGTCGATTGAAGACTTGGGCACAGATATCACTTTATCCGTCAGAGAACTCAATGCGATTGGATTTATTTTCAAGGAATTTGAAGATATTGTCCCTACAGAGAAATCTGATACAAAAGAAGTTGCTACCGCCTAAACCCATTCGGTATAAATGCCGGTCCCGACTATCGACTACATATATGAAAGTTCGGAGGAAACAAAGGTATGGCACTAGCAAGTAGAGATAATTTAAAAAACCATGCTCTTCGTAGATTGGGCGCTCCAGTTGTTGAAATCAACATTGATGATGCACAACTAGAAGACATAATGGACGATGCATTGCAGATGCTATCTGAATATCATTTTGATGCTGTAGAACGAATGTATTTGACACATACTATTACAGAAGATGATTTTGCTAACAGATATGTTACTGTATCAAATAATGCTATTGTTGCTGTTACTCAAATGTATCCAGTAGGATTTGAGAGTCACGCTGCCAACATGTTTGATGTTCGTTATCAATTAGCACTCAGTGATTTCTATGGGTTACAGTCTATAGATTTGGGTCACTGGGCAATGGTGCAACAACATCTTCGTCTGCTTCAACAAATGTTAGAACCAGAAAAGAACCTTAGATTTAATAGAGTAACTAACAGACTTTATATTGAGGGTGATTGGCCTGTTGACTTACAGGTTGGTGGAAAAATTATTGTAGAGTGTTATGCTACTGTTGACCCTGAAACATTCACTGAACTTTATGATAATATCCTTCTTAAAAAATATGTGACTGCATTATTCAAGAGACAATGGGGACAGAACCTTTCCAAGTTTAGTGGTATGCAATTGCCGGGTGGTGTTGAATTCAATGGTACAGAAATTTATGAACAAGCAAACGATGAAGTGAATAAAATTGAAGAAGAGATTCAAGATAAATATGAACTTCCGACTGATTTCTATACGGGGTAATCACACATGGCAACAAATCCTTACTTTTCACGGTATAGTGACCCCGAACAAAATTTAATAGAAGACTTAACAATAGAATCTATTAAGATGTATGGCCATGATATGATATACATTGTTCGTGAAACTGTTTCTGAAGATACATTGTTCGGTGAAGATACAGACAATGACTTTAGTGATGGTCGTGAAATTGAAATGTTTATTGAAACTGTAGATGGTTTTGAGGGTGATGGTGATTTCATTTCTAAATTTGGTTTAGATGTTAGAGACTCTATGAGTCTTGTTGTATCTAAAAAACGATGGGAAGAGACTTACGCAGGAACGGCAGTTACTGGAGCAACTCGGCCAAGAGAAGGTGATTTAATTTATTTTCCATTAAGCAAAGGATTATTTGAAGTAACTTTTGTAGAACACGAAAATCCATTCTACCAATTAGGAAAAAATTACACATATAAAATGAATTGTGAACTGTTCCGTTATAGTGGTGAAGATATTACAACTGGCTTTACAGATATTGATACTGAGGTTGACGAGTATAAAGATTTTGCTATTGACCTTGTTGTGGTAACAGGAGGAACAGGAACATATACAGTCGGAGAAACTGTTACTCAGGGAACAACCACTGCAAAAGTTCTTGCTTGGACACCTGAAACATTTACAATTAGAATTACTGACCTTGTTGGAACAGTTACTACTGGTTCAAATATTATTGGTTCGTCTTCTGGAGCAACTTGGTTGTATGATACATCAAGCGGTTCTTCATCAACAACCACCAACATTTATCAAAGTGGCCCGGCCGGTGGGTCTTCTGATACAGGGTTCACCGATAATCCTGTTATTGATTTTGAACTTAATGATATTGTAGACTTTACCGAGAACAATCCATTCGGAGAGGATATTGACTAATGTTTTCTAGCGTACCATTTTATCATCAATGTATTCGAAAGTCTGTCATTGCATTTGGGTCTTTGTTTAATGACATTTATGTAAACATGGAAGATGAAATTCTTCGTGTTCCTTTATCATATGCACCCAAACAAAAATGGTATAACAGAATCAATGATGGGAAATTGGAAGATGGTCGAACATTTTCAATGACTTTACCTAGAATGGGTTTTGATATCATCAATTATACTTACGACCCTGCACGAAAACGAAATACAATAATGCAAACCATGAAGGCTCATGATTCTAATGGAGTTACTGGATATGATTCTGTAAAAAAAGAACAATATTATCGGTATGCTGAAGTGCCATATAATATCGAGTTTGGTTTATACATTATGACAAAAAACATGGATACAGGATTAAGAATCATTGAACAAATCCTTCCTTATTTCACACCAGAATTTACAGTAACTGTTAATTTTACAGAAATTGATAAACAGATTGATATTCCGATTACTTTAAGTTCTATAGAATCGGAAGATTTATACGAGGATGGACTTGAAGAAAGAAGAACAATTGTGTGGACTTTAAATTTTGAAGCACAGACATATTTCTATGGTCCAGTTCGTGATTCTAAAGTTGTTCTTTATACATCAACTGCTTTTCATGATAGTTTAGATGAAACAGCAGAAAGAGATGAAGCCACACAAAAAGATTTAGAAAGATTAACAGCATATGCAGTAGAAGCAGGTATTACGGGTGGACTTACGGGCCCGGCCGCTACAGGACCAGATACTTATGAAGCAAGAGTTGAAAAGGAACTATTCAAAGATATTGATAGTACATGGTTTGATTAGGAATAATTATGAAAAAGAAAAAAACAGTGGATGAAAAATTGTCCGATGCTCTTGACATTGAGTTAGAAACTAAAAAAGAAGACACAACAAAAGAAATAGTTCATAACGGAGATTCAGCCGGCGGATGTCCAATGATTCCGAATGAAAACCCGCACATCGATAAAGATTATATCACTGTGAGGAAAAATCTTAAAGAAATTATTAATACTGGTAAGGGTGCATTAGATGGCATTCTTGAAGTAGCAGGCGAGGGAGAATCTCCAAGAGCATATGAAGTTGCGGCCATTATCATGAAGCAAATCACAGAAGCGAATAACGACCTAATCAACCTACATAAAAAGTTAAAAGACATTCGTAAATTTGAAAAGGGTGGAACACAATCTGCTCAAAGTATTACAAACAATGCAATTTATCTTGGTTCAACAAAAGATTTACAAGAGTTTCTGACAACTCAAAGAGAAGATGATATCATTGATGGTGAGGTAATTGAAAATGACGGACAAACTGATACCTGATTCGTATCTAGGTAATCCAAATCTAAAACCTGCGAATGTCCCTGTACATTTTACTCCCAAGCAAGTTGAAGAGTATGTTAAGTGTCATAAAGACCCTATTTACTTTATTGAAAATTATGTAAAGATTGTTACACTTGACGAAGGTATTCAACCATTCATACCTTGGGAGTTTCAAAGAGAACTCTTAGATAAAATTCACAATAATAGATTTGTTATTACAAAATATCCAAGACAAAGTGGTAAATCTACTTCTGTTATTGCTTATATTTTACATTATGTTTTATTCAATCCGCAAGTTACGGTAGGCATTCTTGCTAATAAATTACAAACTGCAAGGGAACTTCTAAGTCGTTTAAAAATGGCATATGAAAATCTTCCTAAATGGATGCAACAGGGTGTAGAGGAATGGAATAAAAGTTCTATCGATTTAGAAAACGGGTCAAGAATTTTAGCATCCTCCACTTCATCTAGTGCAGTTCGTGGTGGTTCTTTTAATATGATTTTCTTAGACGAATTTGCCTATGTTCCTCAAGAAGTAGCCGAGGAATTTTTCAGTTCTGTATATCCCACTATTGCTTCAGGTAAATCTTCAAAGGTGTTAATCGTATCCACACCTAAAGGATTAAATCTATTCTATAAATTATGGGTTGGTGCAGAAGAAGGAACAAATGATTATGTTCCAGTGGAAGTCCATTGGTCGCAAGTTCCAGGCCGGGATGCGGCTTGGAAGAAGCAAACAATTGCTAATACATCTGAACAACAATTTCGTGTAGAATTTGAATGTGATTTTATTGGTTCAATGAATACATTAATTTCTGCACCAAAACTAAAAATCATGGCATGGAGAAAACCACTACTTCGAAATGATGAAGGCCTTGACATCATAGAAAAACCAAAGAAAGACCATGTATATGCAATGACCGTGGATGTATCACGGGGTGTTGGTATTGATTATCATGCATTTGTTATTGTTGATGTCACTCAACATCCGTATAAACTAGTTGCTAAGTTTAAGAACAATCAACTATCACCTTTATTATTTCCAAATGTTATTTTCAGAGTAGCAACTGAATATAACGATGCTCATGTTTTGGTGGAACTTAATGATATTGGTGAACAGGTTGCAAATGTTTTATATGAAGAAATGGAATATGATAATATGATTATGACTACAATGAAAGGCAGAGGTGGTCAAGTTGCAGGTGGTGGCTTCGGGCCAGGTAGACAACAAAGAGGTGTCAAGACTACTAACCCCGTTAAACGGGTTGGTTGTTCTATTCTTAAAAGTCTTATCGAAGAAGATAAACTTATTCTTGAAGATTATGATATTCTTCATGAACTCACTACTTTTGTTGAAAAGAAAGGTTCATATGAAGCAGATACGGGACACCACGATGACCTAGTTATGTGCTTAGTATTGTTTGCTTGGCTCACCAAACAGACATATTTCAAAGACCAAACCGACCTAGATATTCGAAAAATGTTGTATGAAAAACAAATGAAAGAGATAGAAGAAGACATGACCCCATTTGGATTCTTGAATGATGGTCAAACAAACCATAACGATGATTTACCGCCGGGGTGGGAGATAGTATGAAAATTGTCACAAACCCTTCTGTCTCTGAAGTAAAAAAGTTGTTTAGCGTTAATGATGATTCTAATAATTTTCGTTATTTTGTAAACAGAGATTTTTCTTGCATACAAAACCACTTAGTAACTATTTTATTTTATGAAGATGAAGAACCAGTGAGTTACGGCCATTTAGATTTAGAGAATAATGATACTTGGTTGGGTATCTATGTTAGTCCTAAATATAGAAAAAGAGGATATGGTAAAATGATGATGGGTGTTTTGATGTCACATGTTAATAAAAAAGTAAAACTATCGGTTGACAAAACCAATACAAACGCAATGAAATTATATGAATATTTTCTATTCAAAATAATAGGCGAAAACGAAAAATCTTTATACATGGAGTATAACAATGTCTGATACATTAGGTTCTATTATAGATAAACTAATAACAATTGATATGAAAATGTGGAATAACCAAGAATTTCTTTATGAGGTGAGGCGGTCATCGTTTGAAGAATTTAAAGAAAAATACACATCCACAGAAGAAAAGCAACAAGCACTTTTCGACTCAATTAAGAAATGTTGTGATTTAAATGTTCAAAGAAATCAGTTGATTGATGAAGTAGATGAGAGGATAATAGAACTTGTTAAATCTACTGTATCTGGAGAAGATTTAGATTCAGGCAAGTATATCCAAAAAAAGCATAAAACATATTAATAATATGAAAGATTATTATGTAAAGAACCGTTGGATTTTCGAAAGTATTGGCAATCACCGCCAATGGGTACATGATATTGTACAACAAATTAAACCTAAGACCTTCCTAGAATTAGGAACTGGTATCGGCGATGGTTATGCAAAATTTATTTGTGAAGCAATGGCAGAAAACGAAACAGAGGGACAAATATTTATTTCTTATGAAATATGTAAAGAATCTTTTGCTGTTGCCGAGGGGGTACTAAATCAATATGAAAGTTTTACAAAACTTCATTGCGATGACATGTTTAATTTTTTTGATGACTATAAAGAAATTATTCCTGACATGTATTTATTTGATGCAGGAGATGAAAGATTATACAGTGATGAAAACCCGTGGAGCATTTACCAAGAAGAATATATAAGTCCGACCAGGCCTGGTTGGAAAAATGATGGCAAATATTATGGAGAAGGTTCACATTTCGAAAAGAAGATTTCTGAAAATTTAGATTTATTTTTAAAAATACAAAACAATAGGTCTAAAACAGGAACTTATGTTCTATTGGATGATTTTTTCGTAGGAAGAGGTCAATACATCGCTGAGTACATTGTTCAAAATAAAGAAGAATTTGATTCAATTTGGAATTTCATATCCATTGTAAAAGATGAGGCAACGGCTTCAAGCCTTGCTCTTATCCAGAAAAAATAAGGATAATACTTTAATAATATGATACCCATCTATAAACCATATATCCCACCAAAAAGTATCGAGTATGCACACGAAGCAATTTCTTCTTCGTGGATTTCTTCTATTGGGAAGTATATCGACTTAGCCTCTGAAAAGTTATCAGAGGAGAGTGGTTGTAAATATGTTCTACTTACTAACAATGGAACTTCTGCTACTCATTTGGTTACTAGGTCGTTGAAACGATTTAGACCAGAAGTAAAAAGAATATTAGTTCCTAGTGCATGTTATGTTGCGGCTTACAATTCTTTGATATATGACTTAGATGATTTTGGTTGGGATGTTGTTTGTATAGATTTGGACAGTGACACTTGGAATATGAAAGTAGAAGAAGTACAACAGGGAGATGCAATTTTTGCTGTTCATAATTTGGGAAATATCATCAATGTTCCACACCTTCAAGAAAAATATGGTTGCCCAATCATAGAAGATAATTGCGAAGGTTTATTTGGAACATATAATGGACATCCGTCTGGTTCTAAGTCCTTATGTTCCTCTCTATCTTTTTTTGGAAACAAAAACATAACTTGTGGTGAAGGTGGGGCATATATGACAAATGAAAAAGATGCATATGATTTTGCCAGAAAGTTATGGGGACAGGGACAAACAGAACAAAGATACATCCACGATGAATTGGGATACAACTACAGAATAACAAATGTTCAGGCCGCTATCCTACTAGGTCAACTTGAAGATTTGGACTATATCAAGGACAATAAGGAAAGAGTGTTCAATAGATACAGAAACAACCTAGAAGCGGCAAATGGGATTTCTCTACAACAGTTGGAGGAAAATACCACGCATTCGATGTGGATGAATGCCGTTAAATTTGAAAACAACAAATCTTATGAAGAAGCAAATAAATATTTTAATTCTTGGGATATAGATGTGAGGCCTATGTTTTATCCATATACTTCCCATAAACACATATCGTTCACGGGCAATTGGGAAGAAGCAAAGGATATAAACAATAAGACTGTTGTGTTTCCTTCATACCCAGAACTACTAGATGATGAAGTTGATTATATCTGTGAAAAAATACGGGCATTTATACATGTCACCTCAACAAACATTAATACCTAAAACTACGAAATTACTAAATATAACGAATCATTGTATGATGGTTTGGAATATTCAAATATTCTAAATACAGATGTGAATAATAAAATGTAAACCTTATTCAGTCTAATCAGACCTAAGAGTA